ACCACCCTCAGCAAAGTTCATTGCTTGTTCATCAAAGCCTTCACTATCCATGCCATCAATAAGAGCATCCATAGCAATGTCGTCATCTTCCAAAGGCATTTCCATGCCCCTATCCATAGGCATATCGGGTGCAGGAGAGCCACCTATCTGGCCCTCTTCTTCCATTGAAGCTAAACCTTTTTTTGCAGAGTCTCGCATCTTCATGAGTTTGTCTAAACCAATGAAACGAACAACGTCTGCAGGAACTACGAACTCACCTTCACTTAGTTGTGCAGGAATATCGTCACGTACTTCTTCTTGCAAAGAACCTGTAGGCACTTCGTTGCCTGACATTGGATCTACTGTTGCACCATCGTCTAAGAAACCGCCTTCTGCGTAACTCTTAATTTTCATCGTTAACTCTCTCTCGTAAATACTTCAATGATCTTAATTGCTGAATGGCACCTTGTGACTGGAACATCTCCTTTGTGTCGGTAGTCTGTTCCATCTTTCGGTGTTGTTGCTCTATGAGATAATCCATATACTCTATAAATCCTTCCCATGTATCTTTAGTGTTACATAGGGGCTTCAGTAGGTGCAGGTTCATTGCCGCTAAATCCTTGTTCTCCTGGAACTGGTGCCATACCAACTCCTATGTTTCCATTACCTGCTCCCGTAGGATCTGCAGGATTAGTAGCACCACCTTGTTCTGGCTGTCCTTGTGGTGGTGCCTGTGCAGCCTGTGCTTCAGCTTGTTGCTTCTGCATTATCATAGCTTGTTCTTGTGCTTCCTCAATGTTGTTAGTAACCTTATCAGGATCTAACTCCATAGACTTTGCAATCTCACGGATGATGTACTGAGACTTCATCCAAGGTGCAAGGTTAGGATTAGCACCTACCTGTAAGAACTGCATCAATCGTTGGCTACGTACTTCATTAGCCATAAGTGATTCTGTTCCACGGGCCTTAACTTCTAGGTCACCACGGATGCTCTTATCAAAGTCAAACTGCATATTGAAGTGAAAGAAGCTCTTACCCATTGGCCCTAGTAAGTAGTCATCAATGTTTTTGATAACAGTCTTGATGCCGCCAGCAGCAGCATTCATTAACATACTGATACCACTAGAGGTACGACCTACCCCTGTAACACCTGTCTGTCCATGAGAGAAAGAAGGCAAGCCTGTAGACTCGTCTGCTAACTGTCGTGCCTTGTCAAACAACTGTAGGTTCTCGCCTGACACGTTAGGATACTTAGTACCAAACAATGCTTGGCCTGGTGCTCCACCTTGCCTACGGAATACTTTGCCTGGGTATAGCTGCATGTCTTGACCAGGAACTAAGTTAGTCTCGTCAACTTCAAAGATCAAGTTACCTGACAGTACAGCGTTATCTACAGCCATACGCATAAAACCATTCATAAGAGTCTGTGTATCATCCATGTTCTCTGCTAGTGCAATACCAAACAGTGAGTATGGGTTATGCTCATATGGCACAGCGTAGTATGGTAGACGTACAGGCTTGAATGGATTAAGCACAGAGCGTATAACACGATCATTACAAATCCAGATGTTAACTTGTAACTCGTCTGCATCTTCTAGCTCTTTTGGTATTTCAATTTCATACTCAACAATAGTATCCATATCCATAACACCCCAGTACTCTAGTACCTCAAAGCGTTCTACGCCTGAGTCTAGCTGGTAGTCTACTAGATCATCTTCCCAATATTTCTTAGTATAGTTTTCGCCATGATCTACTACAGATTCAATAACATCCTTACGGAAAAACGGACGCTTCTTTAAATCACGTAGTTGGCTACGATTCATCTTGTGACGTTGTACTGAGTACTGACAGTCACTAATATGTGCAGCATCAGGATCAGGATAAAAGTCCCACACAGAAACATAAGACACCTTAGGTACAGTCTTAGTAACAGGAATATAGTTACCTTCCTCGTCCCAATCAGGGTACTCTTTGTCTACTGCCATTGGCCCTTTCATAATTCCTGTACCAAACAGTGGCATCTCAAATGCAGCAGAGCGTAGTTGCTTAGTTGCTTCTGATTCATCTAACTGGTCATGTATCTTTTTCTCCATGCGCTTGGCAGCAAGCATGGCAGGATTATAGTTAACTGAAGTAGGAGAAGAACCCATACCTTCTTTAACATCCTTGCCTTCTAACTTAGCCTCAAGTGGCCCTAGCTTTAGTGACGCTTCTGTAGCACCTGCTGGTAATTCACTACCATCTCCATCAAAACCATAAGGAGAAGCAGCACCTTCTTGACCTTCTGCTGCTGGATCATAATGTACATCACCTGCAATACCTTCAGGCAACACAGTAGGATCTACAGATAAAGGAAAGCGACCTGCACTGAATAGTACATCTGTGATCTGACCATAGGCAGCTAGTACCTTAGTCTTAGTAACCTTAATAAATACACGGGACTTCTCAGCTTCAGTGAACTTAACTGCATCACTATACACACCACGATAGTTCTTGTAGTTACGTAGCCACTGATCTTCATACTGCCTACGAGCAGTCTCTGCTTTTGTGAATCGTTCATTTACTATATCGACTAAGCGACTTACGTACACCTTCTCTTCAGATGATTCTGATACATCTTCTAGTGCTGCAGTTTCTGTGCTTAGTTCTGGGATTTGTTCTTCTGCCATTTCTTACTCACAAAATGTTAAGTTAATAACCCATCACTGGGTCTGCTAAGTACTGACTGTTAGGTCTTGCTGTTGCTGGATCATAATCAAATACACCAAATCTAGGTCTGGACATAATGCCATACCTTAGTGCATCGTATAAGTGATCGTGTGCGTAATTCGTATCTATATCTTCTGCATTCTTTTTATCTAATGGTATGATAGGCAGTTGAGATATAAGATGATTACAAGTATTGAATATAGCCATACGAGGTTCTCCCGTAAATTCATCTACCTGTAAGCGTCTGTGTAATTCGTTCTTGCCAGAGACTCTAGTTCCCTTTGACCTATCTGATGGCCTCCATCGGCATCCCTTGACTACCATACGCTCTGCTATGCTAGGGCCAGTATCACCCCTTTTGTGCCAGCAGGAGGAGTCTAAGACACCATACTGAATACCACCATCTTCACTTTCTGCATCTAGTATCATATCAGCTAAGTCTTCTGCTAATACTTTAGATACATACATCTCTCTGTATACTATTAACTGGTTATCTGGAGCAACAGCACACCAAACAATTGCGGAGTAACTCCCGTAACCATAGTCTCCAGCACGGAATTTAGTCCAATTATTGGGTATTTCAAAAGGTTCCACAACGTGTATAGACCTATTAAACTCAGGGAAAGCTGAACCTTCTGCAATATCCCAGTCTCCTTCAAGCAACTGTCTACGCTGTTGCTCTGGTAATGATAGTAAGTTTGCTTCATAGTCACCTGTCTCAGTCAAGTAAGGGTTATCAGATAGCTTCGCAGGAATAAACTTCCTACGGAAAAGTGCCTGTCCTTCCTTGGAGTGGCCCTTCGGGTAGATCATTGGATTGCCAGTCTCTGAATCAGTAGCATCGAATGGCTCCCCGTAAGGTGCAGGATCAATGAACATCTTCTTTACCCAAGCATGACCACGACCACCTGGGTTAGTCGAGGCTCTCATGTATATGGGTAGTTCAGGTGCTGTACTTCTTAAACGTGATCGTAGGTAATCCCAAGCATAGGATGTACCCCATTGAGTTAACTCGTCAAAGCCAACCCAAGAGAATGATAGTCCTTGGTAACGAGATACGTCATCATCCTTATCAAGGTAGGAGAACCATAGTCTGCCACCAGATGGAGCAGTCCAAGTCATCTTACGTTCTGACCACTTGATACCTGGAATTATCTTAGGATACATCTCCTGAGACTTCCAGATCAACTCACGTAGTTCTTCTGTAGTATGACGTAGTATTAATCCTGAGAACTGAGGGTGGGTTATATAGCGTAGTGGGTCAGCTAACATTGCGTAAGACTTACCACCACCAGCACTGCCACCATACAGTACTTCTCTCTCACCAGCAGCTAGGAAGTCTGTCTGTGGCCCCACGTTAGGTGAGAATATTATATTCTGTTCAGCTACATCTACTTCTTCTAGCTGTTCTGCCAAGACTATCTTGCTAGGTGAATCTTCTATCGGCAAAGTTTCTTGCACCTTTTCTGTGCGCTTCGTACTTTTCCGCAATTGCTTTGGCTTTGGCGTACCTTTCGGCCCAGTAGTTTGCGCTTCTAGCTTTAGTCTTGTTCTTCCTGTCACTGTCTTGTCTCTTCTTTAGACCCATGTGAGAAATGCTACGTCCTGACTGTGTAGTTAACCATGCAGCTACTTCACGATAGGAATATAACCTTAGATGCTTCTTTGCTTGTTCAAGTAAGTCTAGTTCATCTGGTATAGGGATAAGTATGTCGTTATCATCTTCACATAGCATGTATCCAAAGGGAACTGTCCTACCTATGCGAGGAATAGGAACCCATTCGTATGAATCCATATCAATGTCAGGCAATTCATACTCACCTGCACTGGGCATTGCTATTGCTTCCATGTTATTTACTTCCTGTAGCTAGTCAGCTACTATTTTGTGGGGGAAGCAGGAACACTATAAGCCACTCATTATTGTTGTTATATCTAGGCGTAAGTGCTTAGTGTTCCTGCTAATTCGGTTATGACTCTTTGGGTGGTAGGAGCATGATACCCCCTGTTGTTTTAACTTCCACCTTCTCAGTCTTGGCAAATCCTGCTCTATCCATCATATCTTTAGCAGCATTCATCTTATCTTTGATTCCTAGCTGTGTAGGATCACGTAAGGCAGACACCATAGCTGTAGCTGCCTGAGGTGCGTTACGGGCAATGTACATCTGTGTGTGATCTGCTATCTCATCCTTCAATGACTTAACGATAGAGGTAGTAGAAGTACTAGCAGCATAGCCAGCCAGCTTCTTAGCCTCTGTGATAGACCCATTAGCCTCTTCAAATAAGACTTGTAGGAATAACTGCTGCTGTTCTGATAGTGTTCTCATAATTTCTCTTTCTGTCTCTTTTCAAAGAGGTTAATAGCCATGTTGATCTGTTTGAATGTGTAGCGTTTACCTGTCCTTGCGTGTAATGCTTCTCTTACGTAGTACGTAGTAGAGTGGGGAAGGTTAGCCTGCATCAGTTTGTTCTGATTCAACAGAGCATACATCCTTTCAAGGAGCATATCGTCTGTTCGTGTATCAATCATATCCTTTGATTCATTCATATTGTACAGTTATATCCAAATTAAGTTAAATGTCAAGCATTATTTTACTATTCAATGTAATTAGTTAAATTACAATACATCTATAGTGTTGGCGATCTAGGGTTTTGAGTGTGGCACTTGAGGTGTTGGCGATTTAGCCAACTAGTCTACCCTACACTTAAGGTGTTTGGCAGATAAGCCATCTAGAGGAAGGTACTTTAAGTGCTTTTTCCCTTTCTAGTAGCAATCAGGTAAAGGCATTTAAGTGTTTAGAGGAAGGAACCTTATATGAGCACCTTAAGTGAAACAGACAAAGCAGTTATACCATGAGGTATTGAAAAAGTCAAGCTCTATTTACTAGCATGTCGCATTTAGGTATGTACATGTCCCGTGTGAACCTAATATGTAGGGTGCTTCTCTGTGTATATGTGGATAACTATGTGTATATCTTCTGTGTTTTGGCGAA